ATCAAAATCCTGACGTATTAACTGTGGACTAACAACCAACCTATGTTGGTTCATCACAGGTTCTAAGGTATCAATAATCCTTAGTTCCTTTTGTTTGGTATGATTAACTTCTTCAATAGTCACAGGATAATATCTTTGGACTATTGGTTTTAACAATTGTGTAAACATACCGTCACCAAAGTTACTTTCCACAATAATCATATTAACTTTAGCGTCTCTTGCCATAGTAGCGATCTTAGTTAGATTGCTTTCTGTGTACCCACCACTTAACCCCGTGCAGTTCTGCACGAATAGATTGCCACCCAATTGTTTAACTATGGCAATCGCCAATTCGTCTTGACCACGACCAGCAGGGTCTACAGACATAACTGAACCTTTGTAGTCTCCAAAGTCTTCTGACTTAAACATAGGTTTGTAGTATTTGTCTCCAGTAAATCCTACTGACGGTAAATCTTCACATACATATTCTGGACTACCTGCCCAAGCTAATTTTACTGGGGCAATAGTATTGTTAATGTCCATAACTATTAAGTCGCTTAATTTAAGCGGGTATCTTTCTTTGTCAGACAATGTAGTGTCCAACATAAACTGTAAAGCAAAACCACTACGTCCGTAGCTGGCTTCTCTTTCTTTTAATTCTAAATCATTAAATCTGTCGGGATCTATTGGATCAAATTCTTTAAAATTATTATTTATAATGTAAGGTGCTAACTTTTTATCATACCGAGATAACTTATTATTCTCAGGCATACGAGCCGTCCATATTCTAGTTTGGTAGCCTCTTGATGGCAGATCATTATACACAGACATATCTGACTGTGGAGTACCTAAAAATATAATTTTACCATTAGGAGATAACACAGCTTCAAACTCTTTTACATTGTCTGTAAGCTTGTCTCTCATACTTTGAGTTAAACTGTTGTTTAAACTTTCGCAGTCATCAGAGATAATGAAATCGGCACGGCTTCCTGTAAGCTGACCTGTGATCCCTACGGATTTAACTGACGGAGAGTGTGCCGCTTTAGCTAGAGCCACATCAAAGGAAACGTTACTACCCCTTTGGTCGGATCTAGGTGTTAAATGCTTTAGGATATCCATTTCCATAATTAATCTTTTGGTAAATGTACTAAAGTCGTCTGCCCTAGTCTTACTTGCAGACACTACTAAAAATTTTAAATCTGGGTTTCGTAATAAATTCCAACAAACAAATGCACTACAAATCCAAGATTTACCTATACCCCTAAACGCTTGAATAACTGCTCGTCTTGGTGCATTCTGTAAATATTCAGCTATATCAAACTGAACGGGTGTTGGACTTGGCAGATTTAGGTGTTTCCAAGCGATATACAAGAAATTCCTAAAATCTTGGGTTATTTCTTTCATTTTATACCCTTTAAAGACTCAAATAGGGGTCTTTTTTTAACGTTTATTGGGTTACGTCTCCTTTACCTTGCATTATGTCAGAAAGCTTAAATGGGAGCTCCTCTGCTAGTTTTCCTATCGAATTAGTCTCGGTAGGGACACAATCTATGTTATTATCCTTTAAAAACTGTCTAGCAACGTTAAGATCAGAAGCTTTTACCTCTGGATCTCTTATTCTTTCCAGTAATTTATCAGTTAATTGATTGTGTAATTCTGATAATTTTTTTTCTATGTTATTATTATTATTGTTACTCATTTTCTCCAATATTCAGTTATTTGTTTCCATTCACACTCAGCATCTTCGCAAGTGTAATCATATTCTTGAAATGTTCCTGCATTAATGAGTTCCGTTTCCAAATTTAATATCTCTTTGTGAGTCTTTAAGCTTTTCAACATCTTTTTTAACAGCATTAATAATTTTTTTATTTTCAGATTGTTTTTTTACGTTTTTGTTTTTAGCTTTATCGTTAAGATGTTTTTCTAGTTTAACTTTTAAATCTTGTAATACTTTATCTTCTTTCATAAATATTAATCCTCACATTGACACCCATAATTCTTATCACATTTAGGACATACGTTTACTTGTTCAGTTAATATTAATGTTTCTTCTAAATCTTTACATTCTTTGTTAAATAAATTTGAAATCCAATTGTAAAACTTTTTAAACATAATTAATCTCCTTTATTATTTTTTGTTCATATTTATTACGTCCGTAGCCTTAAGTCCGTAAATTGCCGCTACGACACTGACCCACAAGCCAACTATCCACCAAGGCATCTCTTGTAATTTTTGAAAATACAAGTCAATCTTCTCTTGCATCTTCTCATCTTCTGTAAACACAGACCAAGCAAGTAAAAACAGAGGACTTGAAATTGTCAAAAGTACAAATTCGTCCTTCCAGTCGTTTTTCTGGTTTTCAAATATTTTACCAGTAAATGCAATCTCGCCTTTTTTCATTTTTTCTGCGTGAAGTAACTCAGCTTCTGAAATAGCAATTTTAGTTTTTTGTTTGTTTTTGTAAATTTCTGAACCTGTTTTTAATAATGTAGGTAATAAATTAAGCCACACGGTATTTACCTCTATTTAATTTTTTTGAAGTAACTCTTAAATTAGACATTGAGTTATCTCTTGGGTTTTTATTTTTATGATCTATGTCTTTTCCATCACCTTTAGAAACAGCACCTAAAGCCATTAATCTACGTCTAGCTCTGTTTCTAGAAGCTCTATCTAATTTTGATTTAGTAGAACTTTGATATTTTCTATATTCTTCTCTATAGTTTCGATTAGCCATAATTATTTTTTAGGAAAACCAGCTTTCATTTTTGCGTATGCTTTAGCTGAAATTGTAGTTTTGCTTTTAGGTCTTGAAGTCCCAGCACGCTTTCTAGCATTAATGTTTGCATATAAACCACGTCTTGTCATTGTTTCTCCTTTAGGTATTGTTCACTTGTTTGCATTCAAAATTTATGCTTAATTTTTTAGAATCTACTTCTTCAACTCCTAAACTCATTATTTTTGTGTATGCAGTTATATAACCATCAGAAACACAATCGTAATAAGTTGGGTACTCTTGTGGAGACACACCTCTTTCTAAAATTACTGGGCTACCACTAATTGTTGTATAGAGATACAACGTTAACATAAATTTCATTTTTTCTTTTGTCTCCTTTTGTGTTTATTCATAGAAGACCATTTAATTTTAGTTTTGTTTTTTGATATTGATGTTTTTTTAAATCGACTTCTTGTTTCGTGATCTGATTTGTTTAGATCAAATTTTCTTTTAGCCATTCCACTTGAAAAACCCTACAAGTCCAGCTAATAATGTTCCTAAAAATATAAGTACGCTAATTGCACCTTTACCTTTAGAAACATCTTGTCTTAATGATTTAACTTCAATTTTAATTTCTTTAATAGCTTCGTGAAGTAATTTCATTCTTTCGGCACAAATTTTCTCGTGAGAGGAAAGTCTCACTCCAGCAGATACTTCTGCGTATTGACGGACTGAAACTTTTCTCTTTTTAGCCATCGCAGATTAGTCTTCTTTTTTATCGTCTCTATGAGAAGTTATGTCTTCAAATGCATCTTTAACAAATTTTAAAACTTTCTTATTCCAATTAAGAACAGAAGCTTTCCAAGATTTGTATGACCACATATCCTCTAAAGATTTAAAATAATTATCCCACATAGTTTTACTCCATTAGTTTATGTTTGTTTGATTGTTGATTGTTAAGCGTTTAGCTTAATTAAAATTTATCCCAACGATAATGTTGTTCATTCCATACATATAAATCTGCAACAGGATTACCTTCGTTGTCAGTAGTACCATTATCGTATGTAATAGGTTTTTCTACAGGTGCTTTCCGTCTACAAGTATCTTCATCTAATATCCAAGAATTAAAAGGTTTAGGTGGAATAAATGCGTTTCTTTGTTCATCATAAACAAAGTCTTTACCTGCATAATTTTTTCTAAAATTTTCATTGTAAGAAGTTTGTTTCCAAACTGCATTAGGTTCATTGTATAATTTTCTTAAAAACTCTACACCTAATTGTTCTTGTTCTTGGTTATTGTTATCTGTAATTACTTCATTCTTAACTGTAATTACTTGTTCAACAATATTTCCACTTTTTAATTTTGCAAAATGCGCCATATATAACTCCTATGCTGTGTAGCTTCCGCTTCCTGTAAATGTTAAAATTGTATCTGTGCCATCTGTTGTGACAGTTGGACTTCCTGTTGTTGTGCCAGAATATTTATTTGTAGCTAATCTTAAAATAACAACTCCACTTCCACCTGAAGCTGAAAATCTTGCAGTAGCGTCACCGCCACCTCCTCCACCGCCACCAGAATTAGCGTCACCAGAAGTTGCACCTCCTCCACTATCAATACCTTCACCGCCACCACCTAGTCCGCCTAATCCTTTTTTCTCATTAGAAGCATCAGCACCTCCGCCGCCACCTCCTGCGTAATATGTAGCTGTACCAGTTATAGAAGATTGAACTCCATCTCCTCCATCACCTGCAAAATATTGACCATCAGTTTCAGAAGTTTCGCCTACTTGACCTGCACCTCCACCTCCGCCACTTGCGTTAGTAGAATGTCTATTAACAGAACCTCCTGCATAACCTTCGTTAGCAGTGCCAGAACCACCAAGACCAACCGAACCACTATAAGTGACACCTCCGCCACCACCAGAGCCACCAGAATTTCCATTATTTCCTGAACCACCTCGTCCTGCACCTCCACCACCTCCGCCAGTAGTAGAAATTGTAGTTAAGCCAGTACCAGAAATTGATGATGATGAACCATTACCACCATTTGTAAAAGTGCCACCTGCACGACCAGAGCCACCAGAGCCAACAGTAATTGTATATGTTGTTCCGTTTGTTGCTGTAAAAGGTGTTTCTGTTGAACCACCTCCACCTGAACTTTCAGAAGCATAAGAGTTTCTTAATCCTCCTGCACCTCCGCCACCTCCTGCACGACCATAGTGTGCATTTTCAGCATCAGCACCTCCACCTCCTCCTGCTACTACTAAATAAGAAATAACAGGTGGTGTTAAAACTGAAATTGAATAATTTCTTGTTGCAGTTTGACCGCCAGAAGTTGCTGTAATTGTAAAACTGTATGTTGTATCAGAAACTTCTTGGTTAGCAGTACCTGACCAAGTACCATTAGAATTAAGTGTAATTCCAGTTGGTAATGTTCCTGCTGTATGAGAAAAAGTTATTGTATCACTTTCTTCATCTGTTGCTGTGACAGCAGTTAAATTAGAAGCTGACCTATTATTATCTAGTAAATTACCTAAAGAACCACTAGCAACACTAAATACTGGTTTGTCATTTATTGATAATAAACTTGATTGTTCTTTAGATAAACCAGATGGATTAGTTACTTTAATTCCATAAGGTTCATTATTTGCAACTAAATTAGTTGGTGTTGTAATAGTTATTTGTGTACTATTATTATATGTTGTTGAAACAGGTGTATATACTGTTCCATTAAATCCAATAATTTTTACATCAGAAGCTACATTAAAACTACTTCCACTTATAACAATAGTTTGACTACTACCTAAATCACTTTCATCAATACTTGATGGTGAAATAGAAGTTATTTCTGGTGGTGTGTCTAATGCTTTAAACTCTGTACCAGTATAATATTCAGCTAATCCAGTATCAGAATTAAATCTTATTTGACCAGCCGTAGAACCTCGTTGTGCAGTTGTTCCAGTTGCAACTCGAGTTCCAGTAGTTCCAGTATCTGTTATGTTTTCAAAAGATACATCGAGGTTTTCTCCTGCTATCTTACCGTTAGCGGTAGACAATAATTTAGATATATCTCTAGCTTTAGTCATTTAAGATTACTCCTACGATTTAAGATTGTTATTTTTATTATTCAGAAACTGGTGGCGTATAACCAGTCATAGCTGTCACTTGTGCTTGAGTTAATCCCAATTCAAGTAATTTATTATTTCCAGCAAGTGCGTCAGCTTCTTTTTGTGCTTTAGCTGTTTCTTTAGTTTGTTGGTCAGCAATTAAACTACTATTTAATGTTTCTAATTGAGTAATTTCTTCTGCTGTCATATCAACTAAAGAACCATTTGGATTTTGTGGTGTTACTATAATTTTTTTCATATTATTTTATCTCCTTAATCTTTAAGTCCGTAAACAGTAACATATACTCGTGAAATGTTACCATTATTTACATATAATCTAAAACCAGTTATGCTGTAATTACCGCCATTAACATAATTTTGAACAGTATCCACTGATGGAACATATCTAGTATCATCCCAATTTCTAAAAAGTGAATGATTATACATAGCAGTTGGAACAGCATTGTCGTATGGATTAAGAATAGTCATAGTTGAACTATAACCACCTTTACTAACTCCACTATTTATTGGATTACCACCATAAAGACATAAATTTATTTGACCAGCATTCCATTGATAAGCTGTTCCTGCGTTATTA